GCACTAAAGCCGCCTGAGTTATAGACGCGCACCCAGATCTTATTAATGTTTTTGATACGCGACTGGCCTAAGGTGACATCACCGACAATAGCAGCAGGTGTGGTGGTTAAGTCAGCGGTAATCGGTAAGCCTATCTGTGCCTTACTGACAGCAAAGGGTAGGGTAATCGCCCCGCTAGTCACGACTTGCTGGGGCATGACCGCACCATCCCCTAAGATAGCCACTGTTTGGCCTTCTAAATAATCTAAACCAGTAATAGTGGTGGTTGCTGCGCCGCTGTAGGTTAAGCCGCAATCGACAAAGAAAGCGTCTTTAGGATCAGTGAAGAAACGCGTATGTAGCATTTCAATGTAGCGCTTAGTGACGCCATTGATGGTGCGATTGACGATGACATAAAGCACATCAGCATTATTTTCAGTGACCGTAACGCAGGATTCAAAGGTACCGCCCACCGTATCATGTTTATGCCAAGCTGAGACTTGTTGCTCAGGCACGTAGGTCAGGCCTAATAACGCTCCAGCGCTATTAATCACCCAGATGATAGGCGTGGGCGCTCTGGATAAGATGAGGTCAGTAATGGTGGTGGTGTCGAATAAATGTGGTGCTAGCAGGCACAAGTCATTAGAGGTATAGCCTGAGCTTTGCCATGAATACACCATCTCACCAATATGGCCGCCTTGAGCCTGTGGGTAAAGGATGTATTTATTGACCATAATAGGCGCAACTAACGACGTGCCATTCTGGGTTTGAGTCTGGATATTTAAGGATGCCGCAGTTAAAGCACTGCCTGAGTCAGCACTAACACTCCATTCAGTCGAGGCGGTCAAGACTAATAAATCAGCCTGACTTGGTAATAGGTGACGGATCGCGTTCGCTTTCTGTGCCGCTATCTTAAAGCGTAAGGCATCACTACTTTGGCTAGGGATAGAATAAGCAATATTGTAATCAGACGATGACTGCGTGGACCAAATATTTTGCGGCTGATTAATCGTACCGGCAAACCAGCGGCGCTGCTGAAAATAACAGACTGACGAAGGATAATTGCCAGCCGAAGCAAAGATAGCATCAGTAATCGGTAAGGTCTTGGTTAGATCAGCTAGGATATTGTCATCAGTCAAAGTTAAGCCTGAGGTCTGGCCGATATAAGCAAAAGTACCCGAGGCGTACTTATAGACGTTATAGCGGATTGAGCCAGTGACTGTGCCCCAGCTAATCGTATTGTAGTTACCTGATATCGTTAAATCGTTACTGACGGTATTCGTCACTGCGGAAGCCGGTGATTCCTCATAGCCCAAGCTGTTCAAGGCCGTAATTACATATTTGAAGTTCTGAGCAACCCCCGCTGTAGCATAATTCGCCCCTACAGCTGCGCCCGTTGGCGCTATGGTTTGTGACGCAAAAGAAATTGTTGTCAGCGTCCAATTTAGATTTGATAAGCGCTTCAGTTCCTTGGGCGGATAACTGGGATGGACAATGGTAATGACATCACCAGACTGTACATATTTTATGGTTGATAAATCACCCTGCGCGTAGGAATGAGCAATCTCATAAGGTACGCCACCATTCATCAAGGTAGCGCCTGCCGAGTGGAATCTGAAGTAGCCTGCACCCATCTCAATGACAAAAGTCTGACTATTCGAGAATGAGAACTGAATCAGCCGAGTAAAGTTAGCAGACGTCTTGACCTCATTAACGTACTGAAAGCCAGGGCGATTAGAGGCGACGCCATGAGGCATGACGATAAAGTTTCGGCACGTATCTAGCCCAGACTGTACTTTTGATATATCAAGACGCCCAAACAGTTCACGGGATATTTCACCGCCGCTAAAACTACTCTTTAAGACTCTGACATTAGGCACGGGCTGCTATCCCCGCTGGTGCTGGAATTGGGAATACTTTTCTATTCTGAGTATCTGAATCTTTAGCGCCCTTAAGTGCTATCGCATAAGCCTGCATACATTTCATGCTAGCCGATACACCCACATCACCTTTTAGTATGATACCAGCAAGATTAGCAGCCAACTTCCAAGCGAGCGCATCTATAAAGGAGGGAGGGAACACGGCGGTATTCGTTGTGTAAGCTGCATATTTCAGCATAGCATTTTCTTGATTCGCATAGAGTACGCTATTGCCATCGTTATCAGACTCCATCGAGTAATCCTGCTGATTGCCGTGCGTCGCGAGCCTATTCATATAACTAGCTTTGCTGCCGTCACCATAAATACTAGACGTGGTCGCATTACTCGGGAAGCCGCCGTAGTTGACGTCGCCCACCGCCGTTGAATCATAAAGCGCGATGACGTTAATCATGTCACTAGGCAGTTCGTAGCAGTAATTCCATAGGCTAGTAGGATTGTTAGCCAATGCCAGTGTTACGATCTTGCTGTTGAAGCCCCAGTTATGGTCATCAAGGACTGATGATAAAGCCATCGGATAGAATCTAGCACAATAACCAGCCTGAGCCGATTGATCGGGAGGATTGATGCTTACTACATTAGCCTCATCGCCAAGCCTAGATAGAGCAAGGTTGCAAATATCGACGTCTGAACTCATCTAATTATCCTTTTTAAAGCGCTAATAATTCTTCTTTGGTAAAGCCAAAGTGTTCGATAGTGACTAAATCCTCGACGTCAATCCAGATAGACTCTAATACTTCACCCGCATATTCAGGTTTATTGTAGTCATCAGGATAAGATTGACTGTCTGCTCTATAAGTCATTGAACCTTTTAGTAGAGAAATAAATTCATCATGAGCTGGTGTGCCCGCTAATGAGTCTAAATCTTCTCTTGTATTAATGATTTGCATAGTCATATTTTTTATCCAGCCAGTTAAATAAGTTGTGAGTATCAGCCCAGCCCGCATGACCACGCCATGAGGCTAAGAATTTGGTTAAATTTTCTGTTTCGTTATATTCAATAAATCGCTTAATCTTTTGCTTTGCACGTAATGCTGAGTCTTTTCTAATCAATTTATGGGTTGGCCACACGCGATACCCAAGGAAGTTAATGCCTCTATTGACACTGGCACATTCCCACTTACTAATGGATAGATTCAGGTTATCTTTTGAGAACACCTCAATCCTTTTAAAGTCATCACGTAACTTATCAGGGTCATTACCTAGTATGACCACATCATCCATGTATCTAGCCCAGCGCCTGTGCTTTAGCTCATGGTGAATAAAGTTATCTAGTTGTGAGCCGTAGACATTAGCAAACAACTGACTGGTTAGGCTGCCAATTGGAATACCAACATTACCCGGTATCACTAGCTGTTTAATAATGCTTAGCGTTCTAGCACAACCAATCTTTCTCTTTATCATAGCCAGTAATAACGTATGATCCACACTAGGAAAGAACTTACTGTAATCTGTCTTTAAGTAATAGGTAGGGATAGGCGCTTTTCTAAGCTCTGATTGAATATACCGAACCCCAGCGTGAGTGCCTCTACCAACCCTGCACGCATACGTATTAGGCAAAAACATAGCCTCAAAAATATCACCGACCACCGCCATAAGTGCGTGCTGTGCTAATCTATCCTTGAACTCTAAGGCTGAAATCAAGCGCTGCTTAGGTTCAAATACATAGAACTGTTTATACTTACCTACTTGATATCTACCTTCTAGTAATTCTTGAGATAGCCTAGCCAAGTTAAGTGACTTATATTCTTTAAACTCCAGATAACCAAAGCTCATGCGTTTTGCACAAGCTGTCCTCTTAAAGGCTAGCTCCATATTTTCTGGACTAGCGATACGCTCGATTAAGTTTCTATGCGCTTTCAAGCCAGTAGCCCTGTTCAAACGATATTACTAAGGGCATCCTGAACCGTGAAAAGTATTTGCCGAAGCAGGACACAATGGCTGACCACATACATAGTGATCGGCTTGCAATGCCGTAGCGATTGCAAAGCGTAGGAAATAATGCCGTCACGACACCGCGAGAACCGATGTTGTTGTTCGAGTTCGTCGGCGAGTTGTTCCAGTTCGAGTAACGCGAACCTGCGTTCACTCCATTACTCCAGTTACCTCCAAAGTTCACGGTGTTTTACCCATTATGCCCTTTACGCTTAGTAATCCATGACCCTAGCATAGCCCCCACCTCCGCAAGCATCATCAAGACTACTTGGTGCTGGTGAGGTGTTATGCCGCGTGTACTCGGTATTACTAAGAAACGTAACCAAAACCGCAGTTGCGCTAAGCCTGCATCTGCGTCATATATTTTACTGACTTGATTGCTCTTACCAGCTATATAAAATAACTCAGCTTGAGTAAACAAAGACTGTAAAAACATATCTCTAACTACCCCATGCTTCCTCGGTAAAGACTGAATAATGGGGTATAAATAATGGATCACCGCTTCGTACTTCTCGATGATCGCCATTTGATTATAATTAACAACCGCTTGCTGTACTGGCTGCATTCTAAAGGCTCGTGGCTTTCGCCACTTTAATCAAGCAACAGGTGGTCAACGACACCGCGAGAACCGATGCTGGCGTTCGAGGACGTCGGCGAGAAGATCCAGTACGAGAAACGCGAACCTGCGTACACCCCAACACTCCAGTCACCCCCAAAGGCCACGGCATTAGGTAACTGATAAGTCTGACCGCGACCAGTCGTATTAGCTACCCATCCTGCCGCAGCTGCGCCACCACCAAAGTCTTTGCCCCAAACATCCATTACGCCTGTAGATTGCATAACACCCCATCGAGACGTGTAGGCGGCATTTAGGATGGTTGATATTTGATCTGTACCAATAGAACTTGCTTCTGTTGTGCCATAAGCTAACGCTGCATATTCTTGATAGCTAGCAGAGCGTTTACCGTTAGCCGCTAAGACCTCATTAGCTTCCCACCAAGTTAGCGTGGTATAAGCTGTTGAACCATTACCACCAAACTTAGTCGGTACTCTTGGAGGACTAGAGCCATCAGCAATAGTGACGTTATATTTAGACGTGCCGTTAGTATCAGGATCGGTATTAGTTAGATAAATATCAGCCCAGAAATTACCAGCAACTAAGGTCATACCGCGAGGATCATTACATGCTGGTCTGAATTTTAAATCCCATAATGAGTAGGCGTTGATGTAAGGTGTAGTATTGCCACCCGACTGAGCAGTTGCATTACCACCTGGCGCATAATGGAAACCACCGATCTTACGGCTTGTAGAAGTGGTATAACCAGTCGGTGTAGTAAAGTTAGCATCTGCTCTAATCGTGCCATCGGAACACGCATAGATCGCATAATCAGTACCTATTGTTGCAGCCGGCATAACGACGACAGTTCCAGTCGTATAAGCATAGCAAGCGCCACCGACTTCAACCCATAAGTTAGCCTGAGTCGATAGAGCAAAAGCCGCTGTTACTGTGAAGGCTACGGATGATGGGGCATCTTTTCTAAACTCGCCGCGAACGAATGGTCCAGTTACTACACCCGTGAAAGTAGGCGAGGCTAATGGAGCAAATCCAGCAATATTAGCACCAGAAGGAATTGTTACTACACCCGTGAAAGTAGGCGAGGCTAAT